GAGGATGGCGGCATAGTCACCAGACTGACGCACTTCAGACCAGTCACGGTTTCTTTCAACGATTCGCAGCACAGCCTCCACCACCTCGCGGGGCAGCGTGATGTTGTCGCTCACGGCTTCACCTCCCGAGTCGGACAATCCTTCTCGTCACCATGCCGATTGATTTGTCCTCCGTATGGTTTAGGTTCGCTAAAGATGAAATACATTGATGCGGGAAGCGGCGGCAGCACCCACGGATACTTGCACCAACCATCGCCGGACGGATGAAGTTTGCCCTTTGCCGTTTTCTTCCAGCCTGCATAATCGCAGCCAATGCAACTTTTCACGGCTTCACCTCCTGAAGCGATTCGCGCAGCGACCGCTTGATGTTTGACACATGGCGCAGGTTCCACAGCAATTCGTGGTTCCACTCACGCGCCTGCTGCACACGAATGACGCGGGTGGTCGGATCGGCAAGCCGCGCCGCCGCTATCGCTTCATCACGCATCTTCGACCACCGCCCGACATACCGGGCGTGGGTGATAAGGCAATCCAGTCTGTTGTCCATGTCGGCCTCCTCTCTGTGGATGGGCGTACCATACACCCGTTAACCCGACTTAACAAGCCCCTCTTTTACCAGTTGGGCAATCGTCCGTGCCATGCCCTCAAGGTGGGCGAGCCGCACATGGTCGCGGTCAAGGTCGGTATGGGCGCGGCGGTCAATGGCATCGTGGCAGGCCGAACACGCCCACGCGCCCAAGAGGTCAGGGGACTTAAGGCCCATCCCTGACACCCCGGCGATACGGATATGGGCCAGCACCACGGTTTCGCTGTTGTGGTTGCAGACCCCCTCAAGGCGCACCATGCAGCCTCGGCCCCGGGCGGCTTTGCGGAGGTTCATCCAAACAACTCCAGATTTTGAAAAATCTGCGCTCCGTCAGCATTCCATCGGGATGCGCTAGCGTGTCGCTCAATGCGTTCCATCAACACCACAGCCCGCGTGTAACGACCAGACATGGCGTATGGCCCTTTCCATGCCGAATCAATCCCGCTGTTTCTTGCCACATAACAACTGTCGGCAGATGACAGCGGCAGTTTGCTAAAAACGGTCGGATCAAGCATCCGTAGACCATGCAGTTTGGTTCGCGGCATCCCTTCAGAATCGCATATCACAGACATGGCCTCGGACATCCGCGCCCACCACTTGCTGTCGCCAACGGTGGCAAATTGACCAGATGACCCAAGCGCAACTCTCGGGTAGCACAACAATCGTTCAAGTCTGTCAAGCGATTCATGCATATGCCAGACGGGTACAGAGCAGAATTGTGGCAAAGGCCAATCGGACAGGAGTGCGTCATTGTCGCTTTCGCTTCCGTCGATGACATCTGGGATAACGCACCAGTCAACGCAAGGATGCTTAACCCACATTGACGCCCAATCTACATAGCCACCGAAGTCGTACTTCTTCTGTTGTCGCCATGCCGAAAACGCGCCGTTATCAAGCACAACCGATTGGCAAATCTCTGCGGCAATTTCCATCTGGTCTGGTCGCTCAAAACTTACCATGCAATGCTTTGCCGTAAACGATTTAACCATATCGGCGTTGGGGGTGAACGGTGTGCCGTGATAATGGATCATGGAATACCCAACAATTTGTGCATCTGCATAGACAGTTGGAACCCGTACTGCTTACAAGCGTCCATGCAAATCTTGGTTGCCCTGCTGCCATTACTTACGGGCTGCAAATAGACCGGGGTAAATTGCCCGATGTGCGGTATGACATCAGACAACAACCGATCTACATCGCTTTTGCTTGCTACAACTTGTTTGATTTCCGTAGCCGCCCACAACGCTTGTTTGGAAAGCGGCTTGAAAAACTTTGGGCTTACGGTAATCCAGCCGGGGCCGTAAACATCAAAACACCCGCTTGTCTCAATTTGAACCGTCCTGCCTTCATAAGCAAGGGAGTGAAGCAATCGTTTGATGTCCTGCTGGAACGGCTCGCCTCCTGTTACCACAACATGACGCGCATCGTATGGAATTGACTTGATGATGTCTGCAAGCGCGGTTTTGTTTTTTGTGAACTCCCAAGTGTTTTTTGTGTCGCACCAAGAGCATCCGACAGAGCATCCCTGCAATCTGATAAACCATGCGGGAGTCCCAGACCATTTCCCTTCGCCTTGAATGCTAAAAAACTGCTCTGCAATTCCGTATTCAGATTCGCCCTTAACATCTTTCAAGAAATCGTAGTTGCGAATTGGTCGGATAAATTGGTAATGCATTACCGCAGCCGCCAAACTCGAAGCAACCGGGCGTGGTTGGTCTTGCGGGTGGACTGGACAAACCGCCCGGTGAACTCCCATTCCGGGCCACGAAACAGCGATCCGGCAGCGGGGCCGAGATCGGGATTGCCGGTTGACTCTAGCCATTGGCTCACATCGTCGGCGTTTACCTCGCCCCACCGAATCGCACATTCCCGCGCATACGACCGCGCTCGGTTCAGCAGCGTATTAGCGGCATCCTCGGCAACCGCCATACCGTGCGCCTTGCGTCGGCGGCTCTCGGCAGCGTCAAACAGGTCTGATTGAGTCATGTGCGGTCTTTCCTTGAGTTCATCCAGATGTCAAAGGCTTCGGTAAATTGCACCGATGCGACCGGGTAGGTGTAGACATCGCCATCGGCATAGGCGACGAACACTTGGTCATCAACCATCTTCCAACACAGGTTCTGCGTGATGCGCCCGCTCTTGTCTTGCAGGAACCCGAAGAACCGTTCCTGCTTGGCATCGCAGAACTCCGATCCGAGGACGATTTTGCCGCCCTGCGTCGGGATATGCCCGATGATGTTCGGCATTTCCTGCGCGAACAGCGTTCCGCACAACGCGGCAAACAACACGATGAATCTACGCATATGCACCCTCCTGCGGCGCGGGTATGTCAATCCCCATGTCCATGCACCGCGTTTCGATGAACATGAGGTAGTCCGTAAAATCCTGCTTGTTCAGCGTCGAGGAACGCCGCAGCGGTCGCAGCCGCTTGCGTCCGAAGCCCTCTAGGGTTTCCCACCCGAAGCACTCCCCGAGGAAGTATTCGTGCAGGTCATCCCGGCTCCAACCCCGCAGAGGCTCCCCACCACCCTCCAGCACGGCGGGGTAGACCACCCCCCACAGGTAGGCGTTTTGCTGGTTGGAACGCGGCTTGCGCCATTCCTCAACGGTCACCGCATACGACTTCGCCGGGTCGAGCCGCGCCACCATGCGTGTGATAGCGGTCGCCAACTGGTCGGGTGTCGTGCCGCGAGGAAAGATGCGCTTCATCGTTCTGACGCTCTCACGCGCCCTGCGGTGCGGTTCCACTCATAGGCGTATTCGACATTCTGGTAGCCGTCAAACCACGGGCCACCCTCGGTGAAGTGGACTGCAATCGGATCGGCTACCTGCGCCCGCGTGTGCCACCCTTCCAAGTAGTTATAGGTCGGCGGCAGTTCTGCGATGGCGTTGTCATTCGCCCACATAAAGCGGTGCAGGTACATCCCCGATTCGCCGTTGACGATTTCGGGGGTGAGGTTGTAGCAGAGGTAATGCGCGGTGTTGAAGAACATGAACGATGACCAGTTCTTGCGCGGATACCGCCGCTGCGCCTGACCGTCCATCTTGCGAAGCGAAGTCGGCTCGTATTCGTGCTTCACCACGCAGACGGCTTTCTCGGGGTCGGCGTAGTCCCACAGTCCGTCAAGGCTGTGCCGCACCAGAAAATCGCAGTCCATGAACAACGCCCAACCCTTGTGGTCAGTCAGCGTCGGGACGAGAAAGCGCGAAAACGAAAACTCGGTGGCAGACAACGGATCGGTCGGACGCCAGTACAATCCGCGCTCGCGCAGGTCATCCAGACGCAGAGGGTAGACCTCTGCGCCGGGGTTGTGTTCCAAGATGGACGCCTTGCAGACCTGATACGCGATGTCCTCGCGGCTGTCGTAGCCGACGAACACGCGCAGGTTAGAACGGGATGTCAGCATCATCGTTAAACTCCTGCTTGGGGGGCTTGGGGCGCGTTTCGATGGCCTTCTTCGGCTCAAACTTCAGCGACAGGAACTTGCTGCCGTCCTTCTTGGACTCCTTCACCCAACCGCTGATGTTGAACTCGGCTCCGTTCCAGTTCGCTGACCCTCGGTAGTCGGGCCGCTTCGGGTTGTTGCCCTTGTCGTTCTTGAACAGAACGCCGCTGTTGGTGTTGTCGTATTCAGGCACGGTTCTTCTCCTTCAGGATGGCGACCTTTTGATCTAGTTCCGCGAGGAAGGTCGTGACCTCGCGTTCAAGGTGGGCAATTGCAGCATCGTCACGCGGAACGCGCTTGATGAACAGTTGCAGGTTGTCGGGCAGGCGGGGGTCAAACGACACGAAGTCGCACCAGACCGCCCCGGTACAGGCCATCTGCCATTGCATCTGGGTGATGTACTTGCCGGGGATGGTTTCGTCCAACCACAGGTCAAGGTGGGTCGCGGTGTTGGGACACTTGATTTCGACCAGTCCCCCTTCCTCCACGATGCGACCGTCTGGGGACGCGCCTGCGGCGTGGATGGTGGCGTGGGTGATGAACCCAACCTCTGTCACCATGTAACCTGTACGGGCCTCGTATGCGGCTCTAGCGTTGGGTTCCTGCTCAATTCCCCACTCAATTGCCGCGTTGGTGAACCCCTCCCCCTTGCGCCCGGTCAAACGCTCGCAAACAAGGTCTGCCATGTAGTTGGCGCGGGAGGCAGCCGGGCCGGACTTGGTCTTGGCGACCACATC